CACCCTCGAACCGGTATGTTTTGACGTATGTAACTGTGATTTCGTGTGCCATGTGGCTCTCCTTTGGTTGAACATATTCAATGCAAAATGAATCGAATATGGTATTGCGTTTGAAATTATGTGGTGAAACAGTATTTATTTCCTGAAAAAAAACACTATTTCAAAACTATGAAAAATGTAGTGTTTCCTGTTTGGCCGGTGGGTGTTGACCCTGAAACGCATTGAATATGGTAGGAAACTGACCATATTCAATGACATTTCGGGCTTTTTTCTATACCTTATATATATACTAATTATATATTATAATAATATAATACAAGATAGAGTGGAGTGGGAGACAACCTAAAAAAGATCACTCTCAGCACCATACCAAGAACCACCAAAACGAGTGCGATTGTTATCGTAATTCTTAGCAGTCCCCTCAGTAAACGTCCAAGGATTATACGACTTATCCTTGGATGCCCAATGCTCGTCATAACGGTAATCCTCGAACATCTCCAGCATCATCTCTCGGTCACCCAAGAACGTGCCGGCGTAGTCATAAAAGAAACCGTCGTGCTCATAATAGTTGATAAGGAACTGCTCGAACTCCTCGTCATACATTTCTGCATACAAAGCATCGCTAGGAGTATCCTTGCCATCAGCGTAACCCATGATAGACGCAGACTTGCCACCGGCAGTCATGCCACGATACTTGCCATAAGAAGAGTAAGACAACTTCTCCTCGAACTCAGCACTAGTCTCCGGCATCGTCTCAACACCGTCAATACGCCCCTGACGGACTGTATACAGGACTTTCTCGGCAACCTGTTGCATGAACACAACACGAGCACGAACACGCTTGAGAGCATCGAGCAAGATAGTCTCAGTCGATGCAAACACAAGGCTACCATCGTCAGTCTGTGCGATATAAAGTGGTGAGTGAGAGAAACGACCGACACGCAAAGTGCCATTCTCACGCTCATCAAGCCACGCAATAGAAGCATCGCCATCAAGCATGTCAAGTCGATCTGTGCCATACTTCTGCAAAATAGCAGGAATAACACTAGTATCTACTTCCGGCAAAGTGTAAGGCAACTCGGCACGAACACGATTGTGGTTATAAATGACACCATTGTGAACAAGTGCAATCTTACTGTCAGGTGAAACGACAGGGTGATTGTTAGCCATAACCTTGACAGAACCATGCGTAGCATAGCGAGTGTGCAAGATTACTGTGTCAGCATTACGAGGCATGCCCTTGAGAGACAAGTTAGAACCAGCAACATTGCTTTTGAATAAGCCAGATGCAAGGCCATTCTGCCAAGCGTAACCTGATGCTTGATTACCACGACTCTCAATGCCACAAAGTAGAGCATTAGATAGTTTCTTAGGGTTGAGTTTTGAGTTTTTTGATAGACTAAATCCGGCAATTCCGCACATATTATCAGTATCCTTTTCCGGCTCGTCCGAGCCACTTTTTGTTTATATCTCTATTCTACAGGAAAAACACCCTCCGCGCAAGCGATTTGTCAAAAATTTTTGAAATATTTTTGCCCTTGTGGGGGTGCACTATTTCCCTATGTAATACAGTCTACTCTAAGAGCCGGCACTTTGTCAAATCGAGCCATCCTAAAAAGGCCGGCACTTTTCCGGAGAGGCGCATCCTTGATCGATCTTGGTGGTTCTATTGAAAATAGAATACAAAAGAATATAGAATAATAAAACTGGGGGTTCCCCCCAGACCCCCGCCAGCACTTCGCCACAACCCCTACCCGCAGGTGTGTAGCCACTCGGGGTTCTGCCTCGCGCTGGCTGTTTATTAGATAGAACAAAGGACGTGATAAATGACAACAAAGTAAATAAATTCATCTTCTGTGTAATCATTACGGTATTCTTCTTCATAGTTGTAATACTACCCATTGCAGTCGCAATCGATTGCAATAACAAAACATTTTGTTAATAGTTAAAGGAAACTAACAAAAAACATGATAACATTCTCAGAACTAAGAGAGCAATCATTAGCTTTTTACGAAAAGCTAAAAGAAATACGCATAAAAGATGAACATGATCAATATGTTCACAACGGAGTAATTGAATTGCAAGAAATGCAGCAAGAACATTTCCCCGACTTCCCAGTAGAAATCAACACCAACTTTATTGTAAGCGGACCATTGTTTGGTCTATCTTATGCAAACTGGGAATACAGTCTAGAAGCATCAGAAGAAGGTCTGAAGTTTCTAGAAATCCCAGAAAACCGACTCAAGACTATCATCTGGTGGTCAATGATTCGGGCATTTGCAAGAAACAATGAGGCTCAGTCAAGATATGGTGTTGATTCAAACACCAATGTCATCTACGGACGTATGAGCACGTCATCAGCAAACGCAGAGGATGATGAGTCAAATGCAATGTTTGTATTGCGTATGATTTCAGAACTCAAAGTCACAAAAGATATGATGCAAGATGCTACAAGATATTACCAGCGTCTAATTCATCAGCTCAGAAACAACGTGTCAAGACAGCGGGAATCATCTGGAATCGAAAAGATTCTAGAGAGTGGCCCAAGTGGTGATCGTGACTGGAAGAGGGAGATGGAAGTTCAGATTGTTGAACTTCAAAAGCAGCTGCCATCAAACAGTCTAGCGTCGCGCACATGGGGATTCGAAATTGAGTCCCCTGACTGCAAAGGTGTAGAACCACTAACAGGTTCTGGCATCGAAAAAGGTGACGATGGTTCGTTGCGTTCGTATGAGGCTAACGACGACTGTGAATGTGACTGTCGTGAATGCATGTATCACGAGTGTGATTGTGACAACTGTGACATGTATAACGATAGCCCAGACCACTGTGGAGACAATAGCTGTTCAACAGCAGAGTCTGCAGAGTATCGTTCAACCGGTGGCATTCAGCGTTCAAAGCACAATGGCATGTATGACTTGTGCAAAAAACTCATCGACGAAGATGCCGAGATGAACGACACAGCTGGCACACACATTCACGTGTATGGTCAAGATCTAACGACTCATCAGGTCGGTCAAGTTCTAGCGATTTACAAGCGTCTAGAAAACTTGTTCGATGTTATCTGTGGTCGTAGCAATACGGGCTATGCACGTCCTATTGTTGTAGATCATGTTCGTAACGCAATTCGCAAGAGCAATCCAGTTCTAGAAGCTGACAAGCCAAGAGCTGTCAACGTATCGCAGCTGTTAGGCGGACGTGGAACCATCGAGTTCCGTCAAATGGATTGCAACTACAATGCAGACAGAATTACTTTGTTTGCATGGTTAGTTCGTGGATTAGTTACAGCAGCAAAACGCGGTGCAACAATTGCCGCTTTTGCAAGCGTTACAAACTACTACGATCTTGTGGTAGCATTAGGAAAGTTCAACTACTTCCTAGCCAACGAAACGCCGGAGCTAGTTGTTCCGGGTTCCAAAGTGGACATGAACGTCCTGCAAACAGTCTCTCACAACAGAGCCTAAACAAACGGTGACGGGGAGGATTCGGATGAGTCCTCCCCAATCCAGAAAGAAACGATAAACATGTCATACAACGAATATGGCGAAGTAATAACCACTCAAGAAGCAATGGACGAAACGTTCACGCTAATTGCTGTGGATTTGGAAATTGACGAAGACACTCTTCGAGAAGAAGATGAATTCGTCGAAGCAGTAAAGCAATACGCGCTTGACGCAGGTCCAACATGGGAAGACCTAGTTGAACTCTGTGACAAGCTTTTCGGAACAGTTGAAGAAAGGTTGGATAACCCAACTCATGAAAATTAAATTCGTGGAAGATGCAGTAGTTGCGCAAGGACGTGGCCGAAAGGCACAACACGACTTCGCAGCATTCATCGAGGAACTTTACAAGTTCCCTAATCAGTGGGCGGAATTTCCTGAAAAGGTAAGTTTCGCATCATCGGCATACAGAATCAGCGATCAGTTCAAAGACGTTGAAGTTGTATGTCAGGGCGGAAACGCTCTAGCAAAAGACAATCCAAACAAAAAGTTGTGGACTGTCTATCTTCGGTATGTGCCATCAACACCAATCGAAACAGAAGACGACACCTTCTAAAAAATAAAAAGAGGACGGGACTTAGGTCTCGTCCTTTTTTTATGCCAAAAGTCCCGGCAGATTTTGCAAGACAAAGCGCACCTTAAGGCCTCCTGTGTGAACTCAAATTGTGATAGAAAACCATGTGGTGAAGGCAGGGGTGGAGGGTTCAGGCTTGTGTTTTAGGGGGCCTCGCTGCGTTATCCCTAAGCCCCAGGCGCAACACACCGGGATAAAGCATCTCGGCCCCCCATTAAGAAAGGAACAAGATGAGGGTAGCAATATATGCAATATTGTCAGTCATATCACTAAACATCAGTGATAGTGGTTATCAAAAGATGAGACACGTGACTGACACGTTAGGGCCAGTAGCTGAATTTAACAATGGTCAATGGACATACATCATAGCAGGATTGTTTGCGTGTGTGTTCTTTTTTGCAACATTCGTTCAAATCGTAAAGAAAGTGTGGTAGCATCATGGCAACAAAAATGATTACAGGTTGGGTGACTGAAAACGGAGAGTTCGGATTTGGTTCAATCGTTATCTTCGGATTTAACGAGCTAAGTGCACTAGAATGGCACGAGCTCAACGATGCGTCAGACAGAGATAGAATTGTCTACGTCGAAGCAGCAACAATGCTGATTCCGGGACTGCGTGACGGTCTCAAGAGTGTTGAGGGTTACAAGTTCAGCGAGCCTAAGGAAGGTGTAGGAAAAGATGACTGAGCACGAGGAATGGCCTTACAAGGACGCTAGAGGTCAGAAACTTGACATCGGAGATTTAGTAAAGTTTGAAGGCGATGGAGCGCATGGAACTGTGTTCAGAATCGTTGTCTTCACAACGGATGGAGCAAAAGCTCTTATCTACTCAAGTCCAAGAAACAAGTATTGGATTCCAACAAGAAAGGTAGTGTGGATTCGATGATATTTGAATTCAGGCAATACAACAGTGGTGGCACAAACCAAAAGGGCATGCCAGTAGCTGTGTTCGTAGTTGCAGATTACGCACACGAAGCAAACAAGTTGTTCGAGCAGAACGATGGATACTTCGGCCACAGAGATGGTGATGAGCTGGAGGCTAAACGATGGGAACCCGTCGAGCAAGCTGATGGCTTCGAGGATGACATCATCATGGAAATCGTTACATCACACATGACCGAAGGTCAGAAGCTGTGGAGGTCTGGCACGTTCGTTGTAGATAAACAAAGGAACGAGCTTGAAGAGTTCTGGATAGTCAGAAACGTCTAAAAGCCCGGCACATTTGTAACAAGTTTTGCTTCCTTATAAGAGGGTTGAGGGAGTCAAATTGCAATAGAAAACCAGTGCAGAGATAAGACAGGGACCTCGTGACAATCTCCCTAAGTAGCACGTGCAACAAGCCGGGAGATGGTCTCTCGGTCCCTAAAAAAGGAGACACACCATGGCTAAGTCAGCCAAAAGCAACACCGAAGTAGTAGTAATCCCAGACGACTCTGCGCTATCAGCAGGTTCGTTCGCACCACTCGCTAAGGGCACTTACGAGTTCGTAGTAGATGCAATCACCGACACCACCATCGGCGGAGGGAAGCACGCTGGAAAGCCTGCGTTCAACGTCAAGCTCAAGACTACGCAGGGACGCGTAATCTTCAAGTTGATTCCGAAGTGGTCGGTTCCAACTGAGAAGACTGGAACAGCGAAGGCGGAGATGGACTGGATTCGCATGGCTCGGGTGTCGTTCGTAGAGGCACTAGGCATCGACAACGCAGCACTGTTCATCGCAACGCAGGACATCGTTGGTTCAACGGTCAAGGCATCGATTGACGCAAAAGAGAACGGTTCTTACGGACTGCAGAACTACGTCGTAAAGTTCGAGAAGTAGAAAGGAGAAGAAATGGCTGAAAAGTGTGAATGCACCAGCGAGCACTTTAAAAACTCGCACTACGTCCTGTGTCAGAAAGCAGGCGAGTGTATATGTGGTCCATGTGAATGTGACTGTCATTACACAGACTAAGTAAAAGAAAAGAGCCCCGGGTCGCAAGACTCGGGGTTTTTTTCTGCCAAGCGACCAATGAAAGAAATCATTTTATTACGAGAATAATAGAAAGGTTGCCCCCTCTCCCCCCACGCTCGTATCGTAAGCGTTTTGAAAAAAAATCATAAAGAACCTGTTTCCTGCTATAATTAGCTATGGAAAAAATTTTTTTGGAGGTTTTTAATGTCTGCTAGGTCTATTGTTGATGAGGTTGATGAGAAGAAGGATAACAAAGAGTTGTCGCTTGAGGATGTTGGCGACATGTTGTTTCTTGTGTTTTCTGCTGTGAAGGATTTGGAGGCTAAGATTGACGAACATATCGCTTCTGGACGAAGCTCTTCTTAGAGCTGCTGCTTCTGGTAAGTCTGGCGATGAGATTGCTCGTGAGACTGGTATTCCTGCTGCTCAGGCGGTTGTGCATGTTAAGGGTCTTTTGGCTCGGCGTGATGTATGGTCTGAGGTTGAGCAGAGACAGCTTTTGTTGCATCAGTTGCATGAGTTGAAGGATTCTTTGTCTGAGGCTGCTATCACACTTAAGGACCCGGATTCGGCACGTTTGTTGTTGAAGACGTTGGAGATTATTGGTAAGCGTTTGGATTCTCAGCAGGTTAATTTGGATGCGCAGGTTTTGCGCCTTACTGAGTTCCAGCAGACTGTGCTGCTTAGGGCCATGGATTCTGCCCTTTCATTTGCTAAGAAGCAGTTGCAAGAGCAGTATCCTGATGTGGACTCTTCGCAGTTGGATGCACTTGTGGCTGAGGGTTTGATGATTGCTAAGGGTGAGTTGCAGCAGGATGATTGATAATGTTATTGATGGCGTTATTGCGGATTTGCGTAAGCGTTCTAAGAATTCTGTTTATTTAACTGACCCTGTGGCTTGGGCTAGCGATGTGCTGGGTAAACATATGTGGTCTAAGCAGGCCGATATTGGTCGTAGCCTTGTTGAGAATACTCACACCGCTGTGGTGTCTTGTAATGGTGCTGGTAAGTCTGCTGTGGCCGGTATTCTTGGTGCTTGGTGGATTGCTGTGCATGACCCGTATGAGGTTGCTCTAATTTGTTCTGCCCCGACTTACCCTCAGATTGCACGTGTATTGTTTCGCGAGTTGAAGGATAATCACAAGCAGGCTGCTATTAATGGGTTTTCTTTGCCGGGGCATATTAATCAGTCTGAGGAGTGGAAACTTGATGATGAGTATGGCACTTTGATTGGCTTTGGTCGTAGACCTGCCGATACTGATATCGTGTCTGCTTTTCAGGGTATTCACCGACGTTTTGTTTTTGTTGTTTTGGATGAGGCTGGAGGTATCCCTGTTGACCTATATACTGCTGCTGAGGCTGTCACTACTACTGCTGATAGCCGGGTTCTTGCTATTGGCAACCCCGATCGTCGTGGCACTGAGTTTCACCGTATTTTTCGTGAAGATGATACGTGGAATAAGATTCATATTTCGGCATTTGATACTCCTAACTTTACGGGCGAGTTTGTTCCTGAAGATCTAAAGCCTTTGCTTATTCAGCCTTCTTGGGTTGAGCGTCAGAAGGTTGCTTGGGGTGAAGATTCTGCTCGTTATAAGTCTAAGATTTTGGGCGAGTTCCCTGAAGAGGATGATACCACCTTCTTTAGCCAGCATTGTTTGGATAGCGCTATTGATTGCGAAATTATTGAGGATATGGCTATACCGGTAGTTTTGGGTGTTGACGTTGCTCGTTTTGGTGAGGATGATTCTGTAATCTATTCTAACAGGGGTGGGCGTTTGCGCCATGTTGCGACATGGAATAAGACTAACGCTGTTGAGTCTGCTAACCGTATTCATGAGTGTGCTATTGCTTTGGGTGCTACTGAGGTTCGCGTGGATGGCACAGGTTTGGGGGCCCCGATTGTGGATATGCTTGCAACCATGTGCGAGGATAGGTATGTTGTTATCAGCATTGTTGGTTCTGCAGCTAGTCCTGATAACACTCGCTGGCTGAATGCTCGTGCTGCTGGTTATGATAGCTTGCGTGAGAAGATGTTGAATGGCTTTATTGACATTGACATGTCTGATAAAGATCTTACTGATGAGATGATGGTTATTAAGTATAAGTTTAGTAGTAAGGGTTCTATTCAGATTGAGTCGAAGGACGACATGCGCTCTAGGGGCTTGAAGTCTCCGGATAGGCTGGATGCTGCCATGTATGCTGGTTTGGATATGTCTCATCTTATTGGTGGCAGGTTTGCGAACAATAACCCGGGTGACATTATTGGTCTTGATTCTAACTTCTTGGATAAAGATAATGCTTTTTATAGCAACTGGGTGTGGTAAAATTAGTTTATATACTTTTTTAGGAGTTTTTAATGGAATTTGATGAGCTTTCTGAGCAACTTCAAGTAGCTTTGAGTAATAATGAGATCCTTTCTGAATCTTATTCATCAATGGCTGCTGCCCTTCTTGAATTGGAGGACAGGGGCTGGGAGCCTTTGAACGCTAGTTCTGATGCAGATAGGTTCTCTTTGCAGCACCTTCACCAAGCTGCAGCTCACATTCGTGAAATCTCTGAAGGTAACCCGCTGCTTAAGCGTGGCTCTGGACTTCGCAGCAGTTATATTTTTGGTCGAGGAGTTTCTTTCTCTGAGCAGCCTCCACGCATTAACAAGTTGATGATGGACACTCAGAATCAGGATGTTTTGTTTTCCGCTGAGGCTCAGGTCATTAATGAGCGCAGCCACTTTACTGATGGACAGTTTTTTGTGCTTGGAAACGTTACAACTAAGAAGTTCCAGCGCATTCCATTTGCTGAGATTACAGCTGTGGTCACCGACCCAGACGACCCAGAGACTATTCGCTACTATCGTCGCAGCTGGTCTAGAAGTGTGCAGGATTTGTCTAGTTCTTCTGTCACAACCAAAGAAATGAACGTCTGGTATCCTACTGACACTTACGAACCTTTGGGTGGTCGCTATGCTGCAACTATTCAGAAGCAGCCTGTTGATGTCGGTTATAGGATGTTTGCATCTCGTGTAAACCGCCGAGCTGGACACGTCTGGGGTATCCCTGATGCTTTCTCTGCTGTTCCTTGGGCTTACGCTTACAACGAGTATCTTAAGGATGGCTCGCGCATGCTGAAGGCTTTGAGCATGTTTGCTTGGCAGCTTAAGAGCAAGAGCAAGTCTGGTGGCACAGCTGCTGCAGCTACTATTGCTACAGCAAGTCGTGTTGGTTCTACAGCTGTGATGGGCAACGACATGGAGCTTAGCTCCATGCCACGCGCAAATAGTGTTGACTTGAGCAATGGTCGCGCACTCGGCTCGATGGTCGCTTCAGCCCTTGAGGTTTCTGTTGTTGCGCTGCTTTCTGACCCGGGTTCTTCCGGCGCTTATGGAACAGCACAGACTTTGGATGTGCCGACCGTTAAAGCGATGGAAGCTCGTCAAGCTGTGTGGACACAGTTTTATTTCCGCGTGATGAAGTTTCTTGGCGCTAAGACTGAGATTCTTGAGATTAACTGGCCTAAGATTGAGACCGAACCAAGCCAGCGAATGATGCAGGCTTTGGCTTTGGCTAAAGAGCAGGGCGCTATCTGGGACGATGAGTTCCGCAATGCTGTTGTTGAGGTTCTTGATATTGCCAAGCTGCATGACGGTGTGCCTTCTTCTATGGATGCACAAAGTTCTGGTTCTGCTGTTCCTTCTCAGGGTAACTCTGGTTCTGTTGGTTCAATGCAGGATAACGCAAATGATTTGAGACAATCAGATGCAAACCCAACTGCTTAATTCTTTTATGGTATACTAATAAATAACAAATCATTATTGGAGATTTTATGGCTATAGCACTAAATGAAAGCATTGCCCTTAGCGCACCGGCTTCGACTGGTAGCAAGTGGCGTGTAAAGGTCATTGAATCCGGTTGGGGTTCTTCTGGTTATTATGGACCAGATATGCTAGCCGAGTATGGACCAAAGGTTTTTGCAAAAGGAACCAAAGTTTTCATGAATCACCCATCTATGACAGAATCCTCTGAAAGACCAGAACGCGATGTTCACCAGCTTGCTGGCAAACTAACTTCTGACGCTGTTTTCAGCGAAAATGGACTTGTTGCAGATATTGAATTTTATTCTCACTATGCACCGATTATTCGGGAAATGGCTGGAGATGTTGGTTTGTCGATCCACGCATTGGGTAATGCTAATGTTGGTGAAGCTGAGGGTCGTCAGGGCCCAATCATCGAGTCTTTAGTGGCAGACCCACTAACGAGTGTAGATGTTGTAACAGTGGCTGGAGCTGGAGGAAAGTTTTTGAACCTCCTCGAAAGTTACAGTAGAAAAGATGCTGATGCCAATCCGGTATCGGAATCCGTATCGGAAGGAAATGTAATGTCAATTACAAAGGAAGAATTTGATGCAGCTATTGCCGACATCAAAG